CAAGATATCAAATCAAATAATGGCACGACTGCATTAACACTTGCTGACACAACAGGCAATGTCACTGTTGCAGGAGATTTGATTGTTGGAGGACAGGATATCAAGTCAAGTAATGGCACGACCGCATTAACCTTGACTGATACGACAGGAGCAGTTGCGGTGGCAGGAGATTTGACCGTTACTGGTAATCACATTAAATCATCAACGGATACGGCGCTTACCTTAAGTGGCAAGGATGTCACAATTGAAGGTGACTTGACTGTTAAGGGTACCACGACAATCATTTCATCAACAACCGTTACTGTTGCTGACAGCTTATTGAAGTTGGCGAAAGACAACACGGGAAATGCGGTTGATGCGGGTGTGTACTCCATGTATGTCGTATCAGCTACTACAAAGTATGCTGGTTTGTTCCGCGATGTCTCGGACTCAAACAAATTCAAGCTCTTTAAGGATTTGGAAGTTGAACCCACCACAACGGTTGCAACAGGTGACGCATCTTACGCGATGGGCACATTAGTTGCCAACGTTACAGGCGGCACCGTGTCCTCACTGTACTCGGCCATCGCGGTGGGCGATGGTGGTACAGGCGCAACGTCATTCACACAATATGGTGTGCTCTATGGTAACTCGACCAGTGCGCTGTCCGTGACTGCCGCTGGCGGCGACGGATACTTCTTGGCTGGTAATACATCAGCCGCCCCAAGCTGGAAGAACACAATTGATGGCGGAACTTACTAAGCATTAGTCGTGATGAGAAAGGAGAGCCTTCGTCGGCTCTCCTTTTTTATTTTAAGGCATCAATAATCTCAGGGCGTGTAATATGTACCGCCATATAATCCGGACCTCGAAAATCTTCATCGGACAAATGATAATCCTTGAAATTTACCCGCTCCGGTGTCATCTTCCCTAATACATACCCAAGGGGAACCAACATCTTTGAAAAATCAATTAATAGATGTTTAGTGAGAATATTCATATTGCCATATTCAAATTGAATACATCCAATACGCTGTTGGGACAGCATGCCCATAAATCCTTGCAAGACCTCATATTCATGACCCTCAGAATCAATCTTAAGGTAATCAATATACTCAATACTTTGAGGTTGATTCCAACAATACGAATCTCCGGTTACCACATAGGCATTTTTAACGATGCTATTATGATGTTCTTGTTCTAATACGGTGGTGGTAACTCTATCATTATCCAACACATATTTAACAGGAATTTGTTTGATGTCATTCGAAAGGCCCATCGAATTTGGAAATATCTGGTCATCCAGTACATTATTTCTCAACAACTTTTGAAAGGTCGTGGGCATAATTTCGAACATATGAATCTGAGCAGACGGCTGTTGACTTCGCACCATTCGCGTCCATTCTCCAATGTTGCATCCGACATCAAATACAGTCGTCAGGGGAATATGTTGTAATTTTTGCATTACCTGATATTCCCCGTGCAGCGTAAATTCGGACATCGCATATTCAGTAGTATATGGAATAGGCATTAGGCCCCCTTAGGACGGAAGATAGTATTGCCAATGTGGTTGCAGACAATCGAAGAATCGACATAAATTTTTGCACCTGTTGCTTGAGCCTTGCGGCAAAAATCCACATCCTCGGAGACCGTATCTTTATGCAATAGCGCAGAGTGATACACAAACTGTGGATATCCAATGTCTCGAATGACTTCTGATTTTACCAAGACACAGCCGAATCCACACCCGTCAATCTCATGTAATCCCGCTCTGGAGATTTCTGAGAATGGAATGTTGGAGACTCCTCCTGTCGCATTCTTTCGATAAATCTCAATGATTTCGACGTTGCTTTTGCGTTGCATATAGACGCCAGAGACCATCGGGACATCATGTTCCAACATCTTTACCAAGCAATCCGGAGGAAGTACAATATCACTATCCACCGAAAACAAATAATCATAGCGAGTGGCCCAATCTGCAATTAAATTGCGGATTTGGTCGATATTATATCCATAAAAATATTGAAAAGTAACGTCCACATAGTCCGGAATAATTAAGTCATAGATGCTCTTGAAGGTTTCTGATTCAATATATTTGGCTGTGGGAATGGCGAGAAGAATCTTTTTTTTGTAGGGCATATTGGTATTTTTTGGGGTAAGATTGATGGTACTTTTTTGGGTAAGAATGGTGTTCGCGGTACGGGTTTGTTCTTCCCCGTTTACCTTATAATCATTCAGTGGATTTTTGTCATTATACCGATACATAATATCCGTGACGCACTTTACTTTGTCCGGTTCTGCACCTTCAATCAGTGCATAAAATACTGCGCCATCTCCTCCCGCCTTGAACCATTCTCCATTGGCATCTTGGAATGCACTATCTGCAATCCCCTCCAGCAAAAATTTCTTGAAGGTTCTCAGGTGGGTATAGGGCATGTTCCATGCAAATCGATGATTGCGATACTCGCCCTGCTCTTTGACATGGGACGGATACGGTTGGGCAATCAGGGGAATATTATCTACCTCACTCCAGCATGAACCATAGGAAAATTCCGTAGTGCCATCATAGAGCGTATTGTAAAACTGGAAGATATCATTCCGTGGCATGAGGCTATCATCACCATCCAGCAGCATGACAATGCTCTGGGGGTCAAGGTTCCGAATGGTCGAGATGTGATTGTAGACTGCGCCTCGATTTTCGGTATTGCGCGACAACACAAATTTCTTTTGCAATTCGGGGGATAATTGAAAAATCGTCCGTTGTGCAATCGCAAAGCCATTGTCGGTGGAACAATCATCAATCAGATAATGGACATAGTTGTCGTAATTTTGGGTGGCGACCGACATAATACATGTCTCAATATACGATTCGCTATTGTAAAAAGGGGAGACGATGACTATCGGTTGCTGAGGATAGCTTGAGGTGGCTGCCCATTCTTCCGGATTACTGAACCGCCTTCCGAAAATTTGATGAACGCGCTGATTGATTTTTGATACCTGACGATATTCATTGACGGGTAAAAACATGCCAAGCTTCTTGATAATGTGTTGCTTCCATTGTAACGCCACGGTGCTCCACTCACACACCTCGTGAACAATGTTACAATACTGCATTTTCTGTGCATGCAGATAGGTGTTACGATAGGCACTCACGGTGAGCGCCACAAACTTCTCGACTTGCTGATGAAGGTTGATATTTGGGAATAGGCTATTCGGCTCAATGGCATAATCTAACTTGTAACAGGCCAAGTCCACTGCGGTTTCTTCTAGAGCACCAAAGCGTGTTGTGATGAGCGGTGTGTTATATGCAAGTGCTTCCAATGATGAAATGCCAAACGTTTCAGGAAATGCCCCTGGGAAAATCATGAACGAACTTTTCATCATGATGTCAGCAATTTGTTTTTGCGGAATCACTCCTGTAAACGTGACATCCAACTTCTTAAGTTCGTTTCGTGACACAAGCTCATGAAACTTTTTTTCTTGGGCATCAGGAGGAGCCCCATCACGAAAGCGATAGAATCCTCCAATCACCGTTAATTTCGCTTCTGGAATTTGTTTCTTCACCTTGGGCCAAATGTGTTCAAGCAAGGGAAGCATGCCCTTGGTCACGGAAGCGTTATAGACAAACAAATTTCCATCTTTCTGGGTGATGTCCACTTCGGTGTAATGCCGCTTGATGCCATTGCGCGTCATGAAGATTTTATTTTTCAACACTTCAAAGTTTCTCTTGCGCCCATGGTCACAGTTTGAGAAATATGCAGTATGAAAATCTGACAACGTGAACACTTCATCAATGTGTCCGTCCATCAACAATTCTTCCAAAAGCTGGTCGCCCACACAAAATGTGTCATGAAGCCACAGAATTTTCAGCTTGGCATTGTCCTTGATTTGCTGGTAAATGTGCGCGGGATATGTGAAGTCTTTCCAGTATTTTTCTGGAACGAACGGAAGCACCGTGCGCGAGGTAATCATGACATCAAACACGTAATTGTTGGGCTTGTGTAATTGCTGTAAATCAATGTATCGCACCGAGTCATAAACCCCCTCGGCGGCTCGACTATCCGTGCAATTATTGAACACGGTGACCTCAAACCCTATTTGGGCGAGTTCCTTTGCCATATAGATAACTGCGGATTCTGACCCCCCTAAACCAAATTTATCAATGGTCGTTGCATCATATGTTAGGCCAATTACATCAATTATCGCAATCGTCGGTTTTTTCATCTAAAAAGTGCTCCATGAGGTCAGTATAAATATAACATAGAAATATACACTACTATATAGTAGATGTCAATATCCGTGCTCTCTAGCGCCTTGAGGATGCCATATGGCGAATACAAATATCAAGATTAAACGTTCATCTGTTTCTGGTAAAATACCTACCACTGCGGATTTGGATTTCGGTGAGTTTGCTATCAATACCTATGATGGCAAAGTCTACTTACGAAAAAATGATGGAACTGATTCTATCGTAGAAGTCGGCGGGGGAGTCGGCGGGGGAGTCACCGTATCTGATACTCCACCCATGAGTCCTGCGGTAGGAGACTTATGGTGGGACACCACTTCAGCAAATTTACAAGTTTACTACTATGATGGGGTAACCTATTCGTGGGTAGATGCCAATTCCGGAACCATGGGGTTAACTGGGTATACGGGAAGTCAAGGCGTTGTTGGGTTCACAGGTTCCCAAGGTGTAATAGGCTTTACTGGGTCAATTGGATACACGGGTTCCCAAGGTGTGATTGGCTTTACTGGGTCAATTGGATATACGGGAAGTCAAGGCGTTATTGGTTATACGGGAAGCAAAGGTGTTGATGGTATCATCGGTGTTGATGGGTACACAGGTTCCCAAGGTGTCACTGGCTTCACAGGGAGTTTAGGGTACACGGGAAGTCAAGGTGTGATTGGATACACAGGGTCTCAGGGTGTTCAAGGGTATACAGGGTCCATTGGATTCACAGGGTCCCAAGGTGCAGGATTCACAGGGTCTCAAGGTATTCAGGGGTATACGGGGTCCATTGGATATACAGGGTCTCTTGGTTATACGGGGTCTCAAGGCATTCAAGGGTTTGTCGGTAGTACAGGCGCAGGAGGTACGTTGGGATGGTATGGGTCATTCTATGATACCACTTCCACCCAAAATGCCGCCAATACCGTCACGGCATACCCGATTAAAATCAACTCTGTTTTTGAAAATAACGGAGTGCATATTGACAATGATAGTTTTTCAAATAAAACAAAAATTGTTTTTGATTATGCGGGTACCTACAATATACAATATTCTATTCAATTTACTTCTACCTCGACGAATATTGAGAACGTAAATGTCTGGTTACGAAAAAATGCGGAATCCGATACAGGAAATCTTGCTGATTCCAATTCTCAATATGCAGTCTTAAGTAAGCACGGTAGTATTAATGGACAATTAATTGCCGCAATTAATTATGTCATAACCGTTGCCGCTGGTGATTATTTACAACTTATGTGGCAAACTGAAGATACTAGAGTATACATTGAAACTTTGGCGGCAGGAACAATTCCAGCAGTACCAGTAACCCCAGGTGTTATTTTCACGGCACAACAAGTCATGTATACCCAACAGGGCTATACGGGGTCTCAGGGTGGCGTGGGATACACAGGGTCGCTTGGCTACACGGGGTCTCTTGGTTATACAGGCAGTCAAGGCGTTATTGGATATACAGGTTCCCAAGGGGTAATAGGCTTTACTGGGTCAATTGGATACACGGGTTCCCAAGGTGTTGTTGGATATACGGGCAGCCAAGGTGTCATTGGATACACAGGAAGCAAAGGTGTTGATGGTATCATCGGTGTTGATGGATACACGGGTTCCCAAGGTGTCACGGGCTTCACAGGGAGTTTAGGGTACACAGGCAGTCAAGGTGTTACAGGCTTCACCGGAAGTCAAGGCGTTACAGGATTCACGGGAAGCTTAGGGTACACAGGAAGCATTGGCTATACAGGCTCAGTGGGAACACGTGCCTATGTCACCTCATCAGGAACTGCTCCTGCAACACCTGCTGATAACGAACTATGGTGGAATACAACAGACGGACAATTAAAAATTTATTACAATGACGGTGATACATCTCAGTGGATTGATGCGGCAGGTGGCACCCAAGGATTTACCGGAAGTCTGGGATACACAGGCAG